ATGTCTTTTCCGGGTGCTGGATGGAAAGCGTCATACCCTTCTCGTAATTGCCAATCGTTATGTCGGGAACTCCACGAACAATAACGGTATCTCCCTGATTTTTAATCTCCGATTCGTGATCTGTATTACAAATGTAAGTCAACACCGTCTTGTTATAATACTTCCGGGCCATTTTCGAAGACCATACCTGGGGAATAAACTTGTTAGTCCCCGCGCTGGAAAAGTCTGGATAGCCTGCTGCTCGTGAAAAACCCATATAAACCTCCTATTGAGGCCCTCACGTAAAGAAGTATTACCTTAATTCATTCCCTGCTATGGCAGCATCAAATATGGCGTCCATCTGTGCCACTGTTTTGCCGCCCCACTGAGCCGGGTTATAAGCACCTGGCGTCATGGCTTGTTTGGAGAATTTGGCGTAATTTTCTTTCGTAAGAACCGGTGACACCGCTGTCTTCGGAGGAGGGCCACCCCCTCCGGAACGTGGCGGCGCGGTAAATTTTTCAATTTTGCTCTGGCTACCGTTCCCATTATCAGTGGGCGGGTCGCCACCATTTGTTTCCAATGAGCGCTTGTAATCGAGGAAGAACGCTGAAACAGTAGGCGCATCGAACTCGCTTGCGGCTGCCTGAAGAACCTTGACATTGTAAGGAGAGCGGTTCAACCATTCCGTGAAACCTGGGTCGGTGTCGATCGCCCTCCAGTCTAGAGCTCCGGCATCTGCCATTGCCCTATCGAACTGGCTGATAGCGGTGGTCTGCTTAAACTCAGCGCTTGTGGCAACGCTCTTTTGATCCACGGACTTTATCTCGTCCCGCAGACTGGCAAGCTCGGCCTTGTGCTTGGCCTCCATTTTCTTGAGCAGCTTAGCGGCACCTGGGTTGTCTGCTACGAAAGCATCAACCTCGTAGTCTTCTTCGTCCGGCTGTGTCTCTACGGCGGAAGATTTTGCCTTTACGGTGTCTTCAAGAACTGATATTCGTTCCTGGAGCCCCGTGGCGTATTCCCTCCATTGCGCCGCTTCAGCTTTTAACCGGGCGGTGTCGGCCTTCAGCATCCCGTCAACCACAAGAAACTTTTGCTTGTAGTCAATGCCGTCATCGTCTTTCTTGACTGGCGCTTCGGCTGGGGTTGCCTTAATCGCTGGATCATCCGCGACGAGTACGCCATCAGACACCACACCTTCATCAACGACATCCGGCTTTACGGGCTTGTCATCTTCCGGTTTGGCTTCGATAGCGGGTTCATCGGCGTTCATCGCCGCCAATGCCGCGTCCGCTTCCTGCTCTGCTTTTTCCAATTCCTCGTAAGTGCTCATTTTGTTCCTTTCTGTGATCCGACTTTTACGGGCTTCACAACTGCTTATTTTTGCGATCCGACCTTCACGGGCTTCGCGTTGCTTATAAAGGCTGATCCGACTTTTACGGGCTTCAGCCTTTGATAACTGAGCCAATAAAAAAGGCGCATGCAAAGTGAGCAAGCACCTTGCTGTGCGCCTAAAAAACTGCTTTCGTCTCTCTCCTTCTGGCCGGAAGGTTCAAGAACTCGGTTAAATCTTTATTTTATGTGTTACTTCTTCCCCTTTTTGGGAGGTGGCATATTCTTGCCCTTGTGCATCTTGTCCATCATTTTGTCCGGCATTCCTTTATCCATCTTGTCGTTCTTCTTAAACGTCTTGACCATTGAAACATCCTCCTGTTTATTTTTTGTTCTCCATCCTTCTCGCCTCTTCCACATTCCTCGTGTAGTCTCCGGCTTTAGCTTTTGCCACTATCTTCAAGAAGTCTTCGAGTTCCATGTTGCGCCCCTGCATGACAATGGTCTCTTCGCCTCGGTTGTGGTTATTCTTGAGGCTTTGCAGTATGGCGGATTCGTCTATCCATCTGAGTATCGTATCCCAATTAGGATTCCCGGCCAGATTCACTATGGCCCTCGCCGTTTGCTCTGAAGGCGCTATCACTGGTATCCCTCAGCGCCGCCCGCCTGGCCTGGGCTGCTTACTTCCATCCGGGGCCGCGACTCGTTGAACTGGCGGTCGTCAACTCCTTGAGCCGGATTCCCTGCCGCATCCAAGGTTTGTGGTGAGGGAGCGGGGGGGCTGGAAACCATACCGGGGAGAGGAGTACCAGGTTGTGGTTGCGTCGGCCCCCCCTGGGGAATCGG